TTGTAGTTTCTTCGTTAGTTACTTCAACACGAATTTCCTGAGCAGTAACTTCTACATCTCGGAAGAACCATGAGCTAGGAGCTCCCCATCCACGATTACCAGCAACATCAATTGTTCTGGGTACATCACCAGTTCTTTGAGTTCTGGTTTCATTCGTAATTACTGTAGCAACATCGACTCCAATCCAATCAGTTTGCCATGCGTTCCAAACAGTTGAAACAAGACCAGTGTTTTCATCAGCACCGAGTTCGCGAACAGTATCTTCAAAATCACCTTCAACAGTTACTTGTTGAGCATCAATTCTTCTAGTATCAACCCAAACATCAGAGGATGGATTAAGTTCCAGTTCACCTCTCCAGAAAATGACAGCGAAAGGCTGGACATTTTCTGTTCTTGAAGCAAATACGTTTTCGACAAACTTTACCTCATCATAATCAAGAGTGATGAGATCTCCAGTTCTGCGACAACCATTTCCAACCAGGTCTGTTGCAAACGCAAAATCTTGAGTAGAGTCTGCAGTTTGTCCAATTCCAATAATCGAATTAGTTCCGAGAAGAAGATCGATCGCTGTTGTATAATGAGATGGTCTCATCTCGCCAAGATTTCTATCAATGGATGCATTGAAATCTGGATCTCTGCGACTTTGAGCAGTTTTATTTTTAAAGTTATCTACAAGGAAACCACACTTGAATCTGTCAAGTCCATCAGCATCCTTGATAGACATATTTTTGGTGTCAGACTCAAGAAGTGAGAGAGCTGTGTAATATTCAAGGTTTTTAACTCTCTGATCAATTCTACCAATATCGGACATCCGATATCTCTTGTAAGACTTGAGAAGAGTTTTTACTTGATCTGCCTCATAAGTGTATGAGGGGACAAACATTGTCCCAATATCAAGAGCACCATTAATTGCTTGTGGCGGAACAGGTTCCTCCGCAGGAGTTCCGAGTTGAATCTGGAAAGATCCGTTAGTTGTGAGGAACAACCTATCAATTCTAGGCAGATAATAATCAAAAGTTAGAGTTAAAGTTTCATCATCTGAAAGAATATGAGGTACAGATTGTCCACCAGTTGTAAATGATCTGCCATCAAATTCAAAAGGAGATCTGGTGGCACCCGTAAGAGTAAAACTAGAAACTCTAGGTCGAACATCAATATAGTCGGTTAACCTATCAGTAAACCGTTTATCGAGATAGAAGATGTCATTATCAAAACGATCTGCATCATAACTCTTAACGGTGAATACATCACCTTCATCAGAGGTAGGAACGTCATAATGATGATAAACAATTTTCAGTCTTCTAGATGGTTCTACCTCTCCCTTTCTTCTAATAATCCTACCATAGTCATAGAAAGAAGGTCTTTGTCCAGTATCAACAATATATTTCTCAAGAATATTTCTATCACCAACCGTAAATGCGGTTACTGTTGCTTGAATTCCTGAAGTTTGGAATGTGATTACATCTCCAATTTGAACCTTAGCAGAATTGACATATGAAATTCCAATCTTTGTTGAGGTTGTAGCTTCAACAACTAAACCAACAGATCCAGTTGATGTAATAAATTCTTCTCCAAGAACCAAATCTGCAGTAGTAGCATTTGGACCAGACAATGAAGTCATGGTCACAGACGGAAGATCTGGGTTATTGGTATCATTAGATTCATAAACGCCAAGAACCCTTACAACATCAGGAACATTCAAACAAATTTCTTCGTCTTCGACGCGAGTACCATAAAATTCACCAAAGGTGAGTCCATTATCAAGACTAGTTACTCCTGCTCCAGCACCCTCTTTTCTGGAGTTGTTAATAACAACTGAAGAAAGTTTAAATTGCTTTTCTTTTGAAGAAGGATTAGACTTCTTGAGAGTTACGTCAACTCGCGCTTGAGTGTCAGCAGATCTTGAAAGATTCTTGAACTCAAGAGTGCTTGAGGTAGCATTGATCTTAACCTGATCAGAGGTCAAAGGTTCGTGAGATCCATCACCGTATGAGATGACATATCTCGTAGCCGTAAAAGGCATATATGAGAAATCAGATCCAATATCAAATTGAGAAGCAGCAATCTCACTATTTGAAATAGTTACGTTCCTAAACTGTTTCTTAACAATAAGAGAAGAGTTGAGAATATCAATATCGGCAACGTTGTTTTTCGGCAATTTAGTAAGCAAAGTATTGCCAGCAATGAGTTTACTGTCAATAGAACGAATTGCCAATGCTTGTGTTTCTACCGCAGATCCGGGGAGCGATCCGTTGAATACTCCTGATACAGATGTGGCTGCTGCAACAACAACCTCATTTCCATCATCAGAAACAGATGTAACTCTGTTGAGATTGAGATCGTTATTTCCACCGGGATATGAAATATAGTTACCAGTGGTAATGATTCCGGCAAAGTTATTACCTGGACTGGTGATTGTAGCAGCAAGTCCAGATCCTGCCGTGATATTAAAGGTAGGAGCACCTCCAATAAAACTATCAGCAACAGGAACAACACCCTTAGTTAACTTGAGGTCAGCGTTGAAAGTTTGTCCGACGCCAGGATTTGATTGGACTGAGAATACATCATTAAGACCAAAGTCTCTAATCGTTTCAACAACGTGACCAGTTACGTTTCCATTTACTTTGATTGATTCATCTTTTACAAATGAACCACCATTACAATAAACAGTAATTGAATCAGCATCAGTAGCAGCACTTACTAGGAAAGCTTCCGCACCACTTGATTGACCAGTAATTCTTGTGGGAACAGTAAGAGTGATACCTGTGCTTAATCCAAGAGTGGTATGTGTTTGAATATCAAACAGACGCAGATCCCACTCATTAGACTCTTGTTGAGTTCCCTGGAGGTTTACCGACTCTGGGCTAAAGTTATAAACACGTGCCTTTCCGATTTCAGTTCCTGCAGCAGTGGCACTGTTTACACCAACTCTTTGATCCCTGAGAGACACAATAGAAGTTGTGCCAAGACCTACATTAGGAGCACCAAAAACTCTATTGGTAATGATTTGAACACCTGTATTATAGTCAATTCCTACTGATGAAGCAGTTCCAGTTGTTCTTGCTTTGGGAACATCAAGATTCGTATTACTAATAGTTTCAACATCATAACCACGAACATATGCCTTACCAGGACTGATCTGATAGGTCATCAAATCGCTAGAAGGTGTATTGCCATCCTGGGTCAGTTGTCCAGGAACATAAACACCCTTGTTACCTTTTCTATCATTCAGAGTTTCTTTTGCTTTTACTCTGAAAGGTTTGACATAGTAATTTCCAGACTCATCAAAGGTCCTCTTTGCAAGGGCATCTCGAATACCAGAATACTGAGCATCGTCTTGAAAGAACTGCTTCTGGCCGTTAACCAGACGCATGATTTCAACAAAGTTTTCATCATTCAGTTCATCAAGTTCTCTCTTTGAAAGAACTGCACTAATTTGTAGTCTATCTGCACCAGGTGCTGTGAAATTATTAAATCCCTGAGCATTATCATAAAGAGAATCGTCTTCCCCCGCTTGAACGATTCTTTCTACTACAGACAGACCAACTCTATAAGATGGTGTATTTGTATATTGATCAAGGATGAGAGTTTGCTCAGCAACTCTTACAAAATTACCTCTAAGGAAATATACACCTTCTGTAATTCTTACTGCACTACCAGTAGAAGTTGCATTTGACGGAATTGCATTAGCAAAACCTTCATTTGCGGAAATAACTGTGGTGGAATATGTGAGAGAAGAAAGAGTAAGTAAAGTTTCTCCATCTCTAAAGACTTGGCCAGCAAAATCTTTAGATGACTTTTCATATTGAACATAAAAAGTCAGATTCCCGTTATCAGACTCTCCCTCGGTGATATAATCTACGACTTTTGCAGTAACTCCAGTTACTTCACCTTGAATTCTTTGCCCAATTAATTTTTCTGCATACAGAGATACAGGAATACCAAAATATGATGCTTCAACCTGTACAGCATAGTATGAGTCTTGATAAGAAAGTTGACCGGGGATTACTTTAGATCCCTCTCTAAAAATATGGTCTCCAAACTTTTCAATCTGATTCTGAAGAATCGATTGTAGAGTTGTTAGTTCTCTTGCCTGAATAGGATACCCTGGTTTGAAGAGAACGCGATGAAAATCATTACTAGGCGAAAAATCGTCAAAGTAAGGACTAACGTTGAGATTCGTTTCCTGGGGCATCTTCTTAGAACTCTACAATGATTTTGATATCTTCTTTTTGGTTAGAGGATCTAGTAATAGAAGCTCTATTGTCAACGTATACAATCTCTCCCGAGTATGGATTGACCTCTGGCGGAGCAACACCTTGAGTGAATGTCATACCAAGATTATACGTCTTACTATTTATTACGGTGGTGATACCGGTATAATCTAAGTCAATATTCAAATTGACTGATCCACCTTGAATAACGGTTGTTCCACCAGTTCCAGGAGAGGCAGTAAAATCAAAAAGTTCAAATCCAAAATCAGGATTTGTTTTTGCAGTTCCAGCTGTTGTGTATCCAGCAACAGAACTATCTTGCCAATACTTCAGAACTCTGGTGTTTGCATCCCAAGAAATGACTTGACCAACCGCAGTTGATCCGACACCAACTGTTTGGCGAATTCTAGAGTCATTTGTAAAAGTAGCTGCTGTGACACCAGATCCCGTAAGTCTGATTGCATAGACAGCACTCGCTTGAGTCTTTGTCAAAATAGAGTCAGATCCATATGATGTGGGATCTTTGACAAGACCAACACGTGCAAACTGGTTACCAGTTACAAAGTCAGGATCAGACTCATCATTCTCAATTCTAGAATAGATGAGAACACGAGTGGCACCAAGTTCTCTGTAAACGTCAGCACCATGTCCTCCCTGAGGAGGAATCAGAACGGTAAATGATGCGTCAGTGCTTCCAGAGGTGTTCGTAACGCCAGCTGCTTCTAAGTCAACGGTTCCGTATGTGTAGTTGTCTCCACCAGACGTTACACTGATTGTTTGAATCTGTCCGGAGGAATTAACATCCACTGAGCACTTTGCACCAGTTCCGTTACCTTTGATAGGAACATCTGTGTAAGTAGCAGCGTTACCGTAACCTGCTCCTCTGTTGTTAATGATAATCTTTTTCAACTGATTACCAGAGAGAGCAGCATTTCCCCTCACTGAAGCGATATTCGCATTTGTGGAGGTTGCCCAGTCATCAGGAACGGGAATAAAGTTTGTTGATTCAAACTTTACAAGATCTCCGGGATTGATGGTGTAAAGATACTTCCAGAGATATCCGTCACCACTAGTGCCAGCTGCCTTGGGTTCTAAGTCAGTATGAACAGGTTCATCAAGAGATGGTTTGCCAAGAAGATTATCAGGATCAGTTCCATTTGCGATGCAGATATAAACTCTGAAATCGCTATTCATTACATAAAAGTTTGAACCATAGAGGTTTGACGAACCGGTCTGCGCTGCGGTGTTGTTCCTACTATAGTCGTGTCTATAATAATCGTAAGAGTTTCCTGATACCCAGGTTAACTTACGAATCACTCTCTTTACATCACCAGCATTGATTTTTTTCAATGCGATCATGGTATCCCAATACCTATCTTCCTCTAGGAAAGAATCAATCGGATCTGGAGTATTGGTATTCCAGTCCGACTGAACATCCGTTGCGTTCGGAAGATTAATAAAACTATAATAACTATTCGTGGTCGTCTTGACCCCCGCCGCAAAGTTTGCAGCGTTCAAAATACGCAATTGATCAGTGATAATCGCAGACATCTCTGGCCTTTTTTCCTTTATTTAGTACGAACGTTTGACGTTCTTGATTCTCCTAATTACCGGAGCGGTTGACAGACCTGTAATACCGTTTGAGTTAACGATATTGAAGGCATGTGGATACGGATCTCTA